ATGTGCAAGTGTTTAGTATATTTGTCGCAGACGAGGGGCAATATTGCTCCATTAACATCAAAACTTAACACGATGAATTTCACAGCAAAAGTAGTACGATTAGAGCCAGGAGTAATCAATGTAGAGCTATTAGATTACGACGCCAGCTTCACGCTAACCACAGGATCTCACATTAATTCAATAGATAATTGGAAGCCTCTCTTAGGAGACCTCAGAGCGTCTCAGAAAGAAATCGTTATCAACTCTGGAGCTACTGTATCAAAAATGATTAACATGAATGAATCTGAGCCTATGAAATACCGAATGGAGCTTCACACTAGTGGTGGTAGAAGAGGACATGTAACTAGCGCCGAATTTGCGATATCGAGAGAGACATTTGAAAAGCTATCCGAAAGGAAGGAAAACATTGCCAACCGAATGAATAGAGAGAGCTACCGGCTGTCTCCTGAGTCTAGAGTGCGTCGTGCATCAATTGGATTGGCACCCGCACCGGTCAGTGCAATATAGATTTCAATACCAGGATAAAAAAAAGCCCGAGCGAAACACTCGGGCTTTTTTTATGCTACAAAAGCATATAATTAATGCCTGTCAAGTATATGCTTCGAGCCTGGAGGCCTGAAGCTCCAGATAAATTCATCACTTTACCTCTACCATCTGTATATAAAACTACTCTAAATAACACTTCATCGGCATTGTCTCCAGAATTTGTGGTGACAACAAAATGCGATCTATCAGGAGGCCGGAAACGAGTAGGAATGCCAGCTATAAAATCGGTATTAATCTGACCACCCTGTATATAGCCTCTCATAGATACCATCTTGCCAATTTTAACAATTTCAAGTGTGCGCACCCATGCGCCCTGCATTAGACTATCTGGCACCTCATATACCTCGTGATAACGGCGCTCGTCGATGTTTGAAAAATCTATAGCTCCTGCAGGAGGGGAAGCCAATGGGTCGCCTAGCTTGGCCTTTCTAATTTCGTACGTATCCTTAGTTTGACCGTCAGCGAAGACATCAGCACCGTCCATATCGTAAGATATGTCTGGAACGATATAAGCTCTCTCTGGCTCTTGAGCGACGCCAGAGGCTGTTCCAGCTGGAAGATGTAAAAGCTCTCCATTAATCACAACATAGCCCTCAGTGTAATCCAAATCAGTCCCGTTCTGATTAATAGATACACCTGTTACTATGATGTCGTTATTGCCATACATAGCTGTCAAGATGTTCGCTATGCCGCCTCTGATGCCATCTTGCATCCATAATAGGTCGTCGCCTTCAAATGGCATGCCGCCATTAGGTATTCGTAGTCTATTCATTAGATTATGTGTTGAATTGTGTAGCGGACGCCGGCTTGCTTGAATCGATCAACTGCAGCTCGTATCCGACTGATAATAAATGGTGTAAGTGGTATGTCTTGTGGAACCCAGACGATAAATTCGGCCTGAGTAGAATAATCAACCTGATTGTATAGGTAGAATGGGGCCTCATTGTCGGCCAGATTATATAAGTGCCAATCGGGCTGATTATCGCTAATATTATAAAGGAATTCTGGCAATATGATCTGTCCATCTTCAATATAGATACGTCTCAGTGCAGAATCGAATAAATCATTGAGATAGTGCTCCAGGTAGATGACCTGCCCGGACATTCCCAAAATATACAAGGTTTCCTCGGTCTTCTGAGTGAATTGGGCGTGCAGGTTGATTAGTGGCTTCATGAGGGCCTTGATCCAGTCTTTGTGCCGGGAACCTAGGGCCGTATTCCATGACTGCCCGGAAGTAGTTATCCATACGGCGCTACCGGTGGTCCAATATTGAGCTGATCCCTTTCCTCGCAGGAAGTATGGGACTAGCTTTAAAACTTGCTCATATATGTTGATATTCCAATTCATTACTTAGCTATCCAATTAAACATAACTTCCAAATCGTCGGTAAATTCAAAGTAGCCGGCTGCAGCTATCTGCTCTACGTCGAATTGGAATGTTGATCCGGAAAATGTGAGTGCCTCGGCACTGACGAACATCGGATCCAGAACTCCATCGACTGTCTGTAGCGCGTCGGTGAACTTTGTAATATTGAAAGCTCCATTGAAGCTCAAGTTATCCAGATAGTTCTCTGCGGCCAGCTGTGCGGCATCCTGAATGTCCTGGAGGGGAATTATGGGATCATAATAGATGTCGTAGACGATGGTCAGCTCATCTGCGTCTGCAGTAATCAATACCAGGCGTGTGCCGGCAAATTTAATTTTATTGGCATAAGCGGCAGCGGAATCCCTCTCTGCGACTGTGAGTGGCGCTGGAGTGCCGCTCTCATCTTTGGCGACCTTGATGGCCACAATGCCGTCAGGGCGCTCCTCGATGGCACAGAGGTCAATTATTCGCTTAGTTTCATCTATTGGATCATAGACGTATCGATTATTGATGTACTGAAGATTATCACCATGCTGATAATTCAGCATCTCCTTCTGATACCACTGGGGCGTGCCGGCAGGAGCAGCTGCAGCCTTTTCATCTACAACCTTGATAAACTCATCGAATAGGATCTCATGGAGGTAGTGACCGAATGCGATCACCCATGCCCATAGTCGCCATATGGCCACCTTAGATCCGGAGCTGAGGTCATCCATAAGCTGGTCAGATGTCTCTGTGCTCGGAAGTAGGCCATCCAATGTAGATAGTGACTCCTTTTCCTGAATAATTACGTCGTATATTTCCCTGATTGATCTGGCCATTATTCGGTGACTATTATTTTGTTTTCAAAATAGTTCACGATGCGCTGATCCTTGACTTCATCGTCTCGAATCACGATCTGAACTCCCTCCAGGTCCTCCGGCTGCAGTATATCCTCATTATCGGCAATTAGCCATTCTACACCGGATATCGATCCATAGTGCTGAATAGCTATGTCGCTGATGGTTTGTCGTGGTTTGCCTGTTATTATCATATCTTAACTTTCAAAATATCGTCTTCGTACTTGATCTGATTCGGACGATAACCATCACTCTCCAGCTGCAGCTGAATGTGTCGCCGCTCAGCGCCACCTATCGAGCCATTGAGCATGCGTCTCACTCCAATGCCAAGCAATGGGTGACGTCGATATTGTCCCTGATCGGCTTCAAATATGTGGGTGATGTGCTGGACATCGCTATTGTCCACCACCAGATCACCGTTGCGAATGAGCATATCGTACTCATCGTCGACCATTCCGAATATGACATCTTTCCTTTCCATTGCAATACCGTTTCAATTACTTTATAATCTGTTTGAAATTCGATTTATTCGTAGCTAATGTCGTCTTCTGCTGATTCAGCTGAGTGATCACTTGTGGCATCACATTAGTAGATGGTCCCATAGGTGTCAGGACTTGAAAATTCTGAAGAATACCGATCAGGCTATCTATTATGTCAATCAGTCCCTCGACCTCCGTGGCCAAGTCTTGTGATGTCTTGACTTGAATGTAGTCGATCTCACTGGTTAATGCTACATAGCCAGTTTGTTTATTGAGGAAGGTGACTATTACATAGCTGCCCTTCTTGGGCATGGCCACGATCCCATCATCTCTATCCATCTCAGCCTGAAGACGCACTCCATAGAGTAGAGCATCACCATTCGCCGGCTGTACATCACAGGTGCGCTTGCCTTCATCGATGGACTCGATTGTGCCTACCACTGAGTAAATCTCGTGATCGCTCTTAGCAAGTTCCTCTATGGCTTCTCCAATTTTCATGCAATTCTTTGATCTAATTCTAATTCTTGTCTATAACCAGACTGGCCGAAGCTGTAATTGACACTCTTGATGAGATAGCTTCCATCGCGCTCCGGATACTTCTCTGATGTCAGATTGACGACATCGCCGTGCTGCACAAAGGGCTTCCCGAAGGTCGTCAATGTGCCTCTGTAACCGGTGTACTTCAGTCGCTCTATCTCTTCATCTGCGATCTTCCGGATAGCCGCTGCGCTCATGTCATAGTAGTGTATGGTGCGCTGCTCACCCTCCGGGTCGCCAAATTCGTATTCTTCTTTTTTATTGTCAGGACCTATGCTGACCACCTTTAATTTTATCTTTATATCCTCCGCTTGTCTGAACTCCAGGTCGTGCTCTACAACATTGCGCTCGAATCGAATATTGGCATTCGATCGTGTCTGTGGCCAGTAAGCCAGTCCAGCGTACAGCTCACCTTTCCTGAACCAGAACTTTTGAAAGTAGTCCTTTTTGATTGTGTCGAGAATCTTGGCCGGTGTGACATTGGTGTACCTAAAAGGGCCCAACCTGAGTGAATCAGGTTGAGCCGCAACGGGTACGTGAGCAGAAACAGCATCTTGCAATAGCTCGGCGAGCTCTGGTCGCTGGAAGCTATTGGTGATTGTATTTTGTTTTAATAGCCAGGCGTGATCCTCGCATTCTACCTCCAGGGGAATGTCCGCCCGGATCTTGGTGACGAAGCCCATAAATGCTATATGATTCTGATCATCATAGCCGATCTCCACAGTTATTGGATCGCCCTTCTTGATAATGTCTGTGATGTCTTGATCCTGCCAGCTCACCTTCGGTGGAAAGACGAGATCGCAGGTGTCGGTGAGGGTGTCCCAGGAGCTCTCAATATTGAGATCTACGACGCCGGTATAGCGGAATTTACCTATGGTTATATTACTTGTCAATCTAAGCATCGTCCTCAATTAATTCTTCTGGTGTGTCGCTCAGACATTTGATCTCGAAGAGCTGGACATTCTGAAATCCCTCCTGCTGGGGCGTCGCATAATCCATCACTACGAGATTATATATATTGAAAAGCTGCAAGTACTCCGATACTGCAGTCAGCGCTTCTGGAAGCTCTAGTAGTCTTATCAATTCATTCACCCGGTCATATGGGTAAGATTGGCTTCCTGAATTCACTATGGCGCCTCTCAGCATCACTTCATAATCGCCCATCGCTATGTATTCCTTCACCGTGCCCGGGCGACCCTGGACACTGGTTGTGACGATGTTCTTGGCTTGATTTACCTCGAATAAAATGGTATCCATATAGACACTATCCTCAGCTGGCGACTCTAGCATCAGGTCACAGAATACCGGCATTCCGAAGAAGCTCACTTCAGGTTTATCATCGTCCTGGATGCTGAGTGATCTGACCTCTTCACTTCTCTGACCAGGATACTTCTGATCGGGATCACGAAGGCCCTGGTCGGATGGAGAGTATTCTCCTGAATTACCGACATCCAGCCCTTCACCCTGTCT